GTTTCCCAGTCACGATCAGGCGGGGTCTACATATTTTACCTCTACTCCTGCGCCCGGTAAAAACTCATGCTTTGCAACGCCAATCCCTAATACTGCAAGGTCGTAGTCAATCCTCTTTCTTAAATCTAAATAGTGATTTTCTTCAAGAATAGTGTTGATTGCCTCCTCCTCTGCTATCTCTATAGCAGGTTTATAGTTAAGCTGCATATATAGTGAAAGCTCCTCGTCAGTTTCAGGAAGTTGGTCGGAAGGCATTATAAAAGGGTCAACATTTCCCTTTTGTTGTATTACAGATAAAACATCCTTTGCTGCCATTTGCCCCTCAATCATATCCTGATACTTAGAGCGTTTTGCTTGAGACATTGCATCCTGAGCATAAGCCTTAACCTTAAACAGCCTATCAGACATTCCATTAACGACGATGTCAACAAACTTAGGGATAACAGGAACGGGTGTCCAATCTAAATTAAGATAACTTAGGTCTCCGTCGATAGCTAGCTCGTCTTTGTATTTACGTATTGACTGTTCGCCTCGAGCATACAATCTTAGCCTATGGAACTCTCTCCATTGGTCATAGTATCTACAACTATTCCCATCCTTTCTAAACCATTCATATTGAATCGCCTGCCCAATTTGCAGACCAAATTCATCTGTGGCTTTTTCAGCATCAGATACAAACTGACTTGGAAACCCCGCAGATGTAATGTTTATTTTTACATCCTTCATCTAATTATTTGACTTGTGTTGCCACTGTTACTATACCTAGCAAATTTAATCATAATTCTTGACTCCTTTTTTTGAGGTTGATACAGATGCTTTTGACAAGCCATAATAGCCAAGCCTGAGCTAATAGATGCATCATACTTTGTCCTGTTATTTATATCAAACCTAGCCCAATCCTCTAGCGTTCTATTAAATGCCATTGTATTCATTTCATCACTTTCTGTATTCAAGCCCACATGATTTTCTATATAAGATTCTATAGCTGCTGCGTGAGCCTGCTTTACATCCTCTGATGTGTTCGGTATGCCTCCTAGCTCTCTTTCTGTCTTAGATAGCTTCGTAAACACCTTGTCGGGTCTGTTCATACAGTAACCCCTGTAGCCTCTGTTCTTGAAATGATACAACAGCCTTGGCTTGTTATTCTCTATAAGGATAGGCATACCATAAAATACACATGCCATGAGAACATCCTCAAAGAATATCTCTGCTGTCTGCGGTCGAGCCACATACTCTAAGAAAAACTCGTTGCTCGGAGCCTCTTCCATATTGAACTTAGTCAAACCATGCAATGAGCCATTAGACCCGCCTCCACCTACAGTACCACTTATATCATAGGAGTCACAACCAAACGCACCTATGTGGTCATTTCCCGGATACTTTGAATTGTTCTTTGTTATAATATTATTCTGTAGATTGGCATTAGGCACCCATGTTATTTTAAACCGACCCCGTTTGTCGGGGCTAAATATAACTTTGGTATCCTTAATGCCATTCTTCCATCTAAACGAGCCAACCGTTACGTATTGGTCTGATATCATAGCATCGTTATAATCTATTTGCTGATATATCTTAGTCAGGTTAAACAACGACTGTTTACTCTCATCCCTAAATGCATGCGACTCGGTGCGAGGAAACTGTCGGTAGTATTCGTTTAGTGCATCGGGGTCATTCTTCATTGAATCAACCTCGTTCTCCCAATACTCTATAGCACCCTGATAAATCATTTCGTTATCTATGCCTAAGACTTCAGTGGGTGGGGTGTTAAGCACAGGCATGCCATACCTGTCAATAAACCCCTCCATATTCCACTCCATAGGAATAAACAAAGAATACAATCCGCTTTTTGTTTGACCGTTTGAGTTTCTAACTGTAACATCAGAGTCGTAGTAAAGCTTCTTGAAGTTATCCCCTCCCTTGTTAAGTGCATTGGATGTAGAACCCATCATGCATTTGCCAATAATCTTACTACCTAATCGAAGACACGTTTTAGTTACACGCCAATTGTTAAGAATGTTGTTCGGCTTCAACCACTTACCACTCTCATCGTGTACCAACAATAAAAGCTTCTCACCATCATAGCTGTTATCATCTGTGTTCTTCCAATCTATTGTTGTATCAAGACCCTGTATCTGCTCCTCATCCATGTCGTACATGTTCTTCTTGGTAATCTTAGATGCAGGAACTCTGTACGCAAGCTCAGTCTTCGGCTTGTCCATACCATCCATAATAGGCTTGAAGAAGAACGGCAGCCTGCTGTTTATAGGAACAACCTTGTCGGTAAACATTTTCTTTGCATCAGAACCTGTTTTTGATAGTATGCCCACACGAGAGTCTTTGGCAAGTGTACCTGTATTAACGCATTCTGATGAACTCATGAATGAGAATCCTGAACGACGTATCTTGAGATATATCATCCCGAAGCTTCTCTTATCAGCCTTGCACGCCTCCCAAAACAAATACAATATTCTGTTTGCCTCTCTATAGTCGGGGTAGCCTACGTCAATATTGGTCCACTGTAAATACATATAGTGTGCACCTGTTATATATGTTGGCTTTCCTTTATTCATAAACCAACACCCGTCCTCCCTGTAATCAAACTCTTGTTCGATATAATCAACCCACCTAGCTTTGAAGTCGGATGGCATTTCGTTCCATTGAAATATAGACTGTATCCTGCTCAACTGTTTGGGTAACTCTTGTCTCTCCCAATACTGTTGCTTCTTTTCTTTGTGTCTTTGAAGACACTCCTTCGGTGCTTTGGGTAATGCAATCTTTAGTCCTGATATCTCTATGACATCTCCAATCTGTCCTGTCTTTGATATGACAACCACATCATACTTTGGGTTGTAGCCATACAGCCACGAGCGGTTGCGATTCTTGTTTGATACAACAGCCTTTGGTACAAAATCTTTTAGTACTCTATATAGTGTGTTATTTTGACCTTCTTTCAGCAAACCCTTGTTTAGTATCTACCTTTGCATTACCGCCTGACTCGTTCAATGCTTCGCGTTCCTCCTCAATCCTTTTAAGTATCTCAAACGCATCAAAGATGGCAAGCTTCTTTGTGGCAGCTGCATTCTTCAATCGGTCAGCTGCTAGGTCATCCTCGGGGTCGGGCTTGATAATCTTTTCCTTTGCAACCTTTATAAGTTGCTCTACAGCATCTTGACCTGCTTGTATAATCCTTAATTTAATGTCTCTAGTGCTCATCCTTTTTTATTGCAGATGAAAGACTGTACGTTGTCTTGCTATCCGAGTTCTTGTTTAGCAATGCTATAAGATTAAGTGCTTCATATACATCAGTAAATGAAAGAACCTCACCAAGCTCATCGAGCATATATGTCTTTATAATACTTCCGTCAGCGGCTACAATCTCTTTTAATATTTTAATCGTCATAATACTGCTACTATTGAGTGGTCATACATTCTATACAGCACCTGCTCGTCAACCACAAACTCATAGTCCTGATGTGGCTTATAACAAACTCTATCTCCAACCTTTACACCTTTTTCTTTTAACCCTTCATTTAATATAACCATTTCTCCCATTAGGGGCTCACGGCTCAGTGGTTTAAATATGTAGCTATCTATTGGCGGTATAGATTTTATAAAGCAGTATCGGTCATACCCATACCACTTATCGTCTTTCTTGTATGCAAAAAATTGGTCGGGGTCTAAAAAGAATATGTTGTCTCGCAAAAAACTCTTACCGCTCTTGCGCCTACCCTTCATATCATTGTAGAACTTAAACACGTTATGATGAACCAACAGGGTGTCACCTTTCTCGATTGGTCCGCAGTACTCCAACGGAGTCTCAATAACTATAGCCTGTCTGTTTGATGTAGACACATCCTCTTCCGATGTGCTTGTAATAAAATCAATCCCTGCTATATTTTTTATGTTATCGTATCGTCTGTTGTTTTTTGGTTCTACAATGAATTGATAAATAGATTTCATTAAAAATTTATATTGTATTCGATGGATACAGGCATCACCCTATTAAACTCTTTCCATAAGACAACCTCATTGCCCTTTTCAATCCATATTCTAAAAGACTCTGTGTCCTCATAATATTTAATAAGGTGTATGGTATACTTACCACCAAGAACATCCTGCCCCACCAAATAGTGCATGGCTCCCGACATATAGTCAGGACCTACAGAAATCTTTCGAATATCCATTACTGTTTCTTATATACAGATATAGATGCGGACGGTACATCTGTCATACCAACTATACTTGTAGCGGTAGCAATCATTCCTGCGTTACCTCCTGTTTTTACTCCAAAAGTAAATTTAAGTGTTGTGCTAGCTGCAGTTACTTTTATTGGAAAAGAAATGGAATTATTTCTAACTACAACAGAAGCAGGAAGAACTTGAACTGTTGGACTTATATTTGAGACAGTCCCATTTATTTCATAATCCATAAACACAACTGATGCTGTTCCTCCTACATTACCCACGCTAAGATATGCTTGAACAAAATAATCTCCTACAGTATTAAACGTAACAGTTCCGGCTCCATCTATTGAAACATTAGTCCCAATTGTTCCTGCACCAAAAGCAATTTGAGTTCTTGTAGCAGTACCCGCAAGGGTTTGGTCAGCACCATTTTTAGAAAATAACTCTTCTACATATCCGGTTAAATTCAATATATCTGATACTACAAATTTTTTGGCGTTATCACTATCACTAGTATCTAAGCCAATTAACTTGTCATCCATAGCCGGGGTAGCAGATGGCAATGAACCCAACATAGGAGTAGCCATAGAGCCTACTGTTATTGTCTTAGTATTGTTAGAGTCGCTTACGTCTGTTGCAACCATGTAATCACCACTAGCCGGTGTTATCGTTGGATATTGTGCAGTATTAGATATCTTACCCATTATTCTTCTTTTTGTTTTACCTCTCCGGTTTGTAAGTTAATCACAGCATCCTTTCCGTACTTCTCTATAAGCTTCTGCTCGTTCTGTGCGAACTGCATTTTCAAAGCCCCTATCTCTGAAATTATAGATGCCTTTTGAATCTCAATGACTCCAAGATCGTGACTGGGAAACCGGAGAGGTA